GAATCAAAAATTCCAACTCAAAGCGGAGAATTTCAACAGCATCACACAAGGTGATCTGGTGTCCAAGACATTTGCTCAAAAGAAATATTTGGGTTGGTCAGATTCAGACATGATGGCCAATAGAGAGTTTCTTAGAAAAGATAGAGAGATGCTTTGGGAGCTGGATCAAATTACCAACGGTGGACCCAATTGGAAAGATCTGGGTGCTGTGCAACCTGGTCAAGGTGGCGGTGCTGGTGAGGCTCCTGGTGGTGGAGGCGGTGGTGCTGGCTCAGCTCTGCCACCGCAATTTGGACCAGCACCTGCTGCAGCAGGTGCACCTGGCGCTGAAGGTGGTGCAGCTACTGTTGCTGATGGAGGCGCAGCTGCAGCAGGTACAGCAACTCCTGGTGCACCGACAGCTTAAATTTAAGCTACTTACCCATAAATAATACATATGGAATGTACAGAGATAACACCGATCACGGCTTTTCAAAGTACCAATCTATCAAGCAGAATAGACACCTTCACTAGATTGGGCGATAGAATAGTGAGATCCATGGGTGCGCCTCTCATAAATCTCGAAATACATCATGATCAACTGTTTGAAAACATCTCCATTGCTTGTGAGATGTTCACTAAATTTGCTGGATACACAGAAGAAATATTAATATTTGATTCCAATTTGTACATAGATAATGTAGGCATTAGATTGGATGAGCTTTTCACCATCACACCGTATTTTAATAAATTAGTTAAACCACCTTCTGTAGCTTATGTGGCCAACACGACTATGCCTGCCAGTACATTTTCAATTTCCAATACACTTTCTGCTGAATACAAGGATGGTATTTTTCAGAATCAAATTTTAACACAAACAAAATATCTGAGTGTAATTAATTTTGAAGGCACTCTGGCACAAAACTTCACTCCCACCGGTGCCGGTGAACAAAAGTATGTCAATAGTTTTGACTATGATATCATGGAATACAGAAAAGTCATGGACATAATAGATTTTGAAGAAGGTAGCAGCACTGGTGTCAACACACTCTTCACAATTGAACAAACCCTTGCACAACAAACATATTTTAGCTATGCAATGGGTAATTATGGGTTTGATTTAATCAGTTGGTATGTGCTTAAGAATTGGCTTAAAGACAGAGAAAAGCTTCTGGCGACCAGAAGATATCTTCAATTCGATGAGCGTACACAATACCTCACAATGTTCCCGCCTCCGCGCACCCCGGGTTCAGGCTCCAGATTTTTTGGTGTGGTGAATTGTTATGTGGAACGCAGACTCAAGGATATCATCAAAGAGCCTTGGGTTTATCAATATGCATTGGCTTTGTCCAAGATCTCTGTTGGCAATGTGAGAGGAAAATACACTGGCACCACCATGTTTGGTGGCGGTCAAATTAATTACAATGATTTGCTAAGCCAAGGTTTGCGAGAAAAGGAAGAATTAGAAAAGAGGCTTTATGAAGGAACCCCTGGGTTTGGTGATGCAGCACCACCCTCCTTCTTTGTTGGCTAATGATACCTCTTAACAACACAAACAAATACAGACAAGGTATTTTTAGGCCTAAGCATCTTAAAAAATACATTGGCAGGTCTCACCCCATATATCGCTCCGGGTGGGAGCTTAAATTCTTCAGATGGTGTGATGAGAATACCAACATCTTGGAATGGGCTTCTGAAGCAATAATCATTCCATACATTAACCCTGTGGATGGCAAGGCTCATAGATATTATACAGATGGTGTAATAGTCATCAAGGAAGGTGATACAATTAAGAAATACATAATAGAGATCAAGCCCAGCTCGCAATTGGTGGCGCCGGCACGGGGAAAGAAGCGGCAATCCACGTTATTATATGAAAGCGCCAGATACATCCAGAACCAAGCCAAGTGGAAAGCCGCACGCAAATGGTGTGAAGCAAGAAACTATTCATTCCTCATATTGACAGAGAAAGAGTTAGGATTAAGTAGATAATAAAATTATATGCTTAAATTAGATAAATAATTGTATGTCCCTACGCCTATTAGTAGAAGCACCTGCTCCTGATGAGCAATTTGAATACATTCTAGAGGAAAAGAATCCTAAAGAACCGGCACGCTTGCACATTCAGGGACCTTACATGATATGCAATGAGGTGAATCGCAATCAAAGAATTTATGAAAAATCCGACATGGAGAGAGAAGTTAACAGATACATCAAGGAGATGGTCAATACAAATCGCGCCATGGGTGAACTTAACCATCCTGCTTCTGCAGAAGTGAATCTGGAGAGAGCTTGTCACGTGGTGACAAACCTCCGGTTGGAAGGCAATGTTGTCATAGGCAAATCACAAGTGCTTAGCACACCCATGGGTCAGATTGTGCGCTCTCTAATCAATGATGGTGTAAAAGTTGGCATGTCAAGCCGCGCTCTGGGCAAGCTCAATGAAGAATCAGGTGGCGTGAATCGTGTCACTGACATGCGCTTGGTGGCTGTTGACTGTGTTGCAGATCCCTCGTGCCCCAAAGCATTTGTGAATGGAATCCTGGAAAGCAAACAATTTGTTGTGGCTGCAAATGGTGAACTGGAAGAAATATATAATAAATTTGAAAACAGTTTGCGGAATTTGCCAAGAAAAGACATGCAGGTGTATCTGAAGGAACAGCTGATCACCTTCTTTAAATTCCTAAAGACTGCATAAAATAATGGAAAATTCCATTGTTTAACAATAAATAATAATATGGCTAAAAAGAATATGAAGAGCAAAAAGAAGGTTGCCTATAAGAAGGTGGATGAGAGTGCGGAAATAATTAACTTTCTTAAGTCTATTTCTCAAAAAAATTATTCTGAGGCTAATAAATATTTACAGAACGTCATTGACTCCAAGATCAAATCTAAGATCGGTGTCGCTCTAAAAGAAAAACTTTTTTAATTTATGGAAAACAACATCACAAAAGTATTGAGAGAAGCCACTAAGGATATCCTCACAGAGGATGTGCTCAAGGAAATAGAAGCAGCTTTTGATAGCACTGTCAATGAAAGAGTGCAGATTCATGTTGAAAAGGCTCTGTCTGAACAAGATGCTGATTATTCTAAAAAGCTAGAGACATTAGTGGAAGCCATTGACACTGACCATACTAACAAATTAAAGAAAGTTGTTGAAGCTGTTGATTCTGATCGTGCCAACAAACTCAAGGCAGTGATTAAGAAGTATGAAACAGCTCTTAACAAAGAAGCAGTAAATTTCAAAGAAACCATTGTGGAGCAAGTTAGCAAATATCTAGACATCTACCTTGAAGAAAAACTTCCTTTAACTGATGTTAAAGAAGCTGTGAAGAACAAGAAGGCCTTGGCTGTTCTTGAAAGTCTTCGCTCAACACTTTCCGTGGATATGGCATTGTCGAAAGATACTATTCGTGATGCCATAGTAGATGGAAAGAAAAGAATAGATGAAGCTGCTGGCCAGCTTGAAGCTGCGAACAAATCTGTCGCAAAATTATCTGAGGAAAATAAAAAAATGTCTGCCTCTTTGTTATTAGAGACTAAGATCAGAAGTCTTAGCGATGATAAAAAGGTGTACATGAAGAAATTACTTGGATCTAAATCTGCAGAGTTTATCAAAGAAAATTTTGATTACACTCTGAAGTTGTTTGAAAAGACAGAAGATGAGCGGCTGACAAATCTAAAGAATGAAGCTACCGCTGAGACCATGGCCACCACAGTGGATCGTCCAGTTATTGAAGAGAGCTTGAATTCTGTTGAGCAAACTGAGAATGAGCCTTCATTTGGCTTGTATCTCAATGAACTCAAAAAGTACTAATTTCGTAAGATTTGTTAAGAGTACATATACTCTGAACAGTAGAAAACGGTCGACATATAAAATTGTTAAGGATTTATAAATAAATGGCTAAACAAATTCGTCCTACACAGGCTTACATTGATGAGTCTCGCGCTAAGGTGCTTCTCGAGAAGTGGGGTCCAGTATTGGATTACACCTCCGATAACGTCCGCGCAATTGAAGACGATCATACCCGGTTAAATACCGCCATTCTTTTGGAAAACCAAGAGAAATGGTGCTTTGAAGCCCACGGCAACAACAGTGCTGGTGGTTCAGGGTCTGTATTTAATCAAGCTGGAGCTGGTGCACCTAATGTAGGTGGCACTGGTGGTAACTTCGGTAATACCGATAGTTATGCAGCAAATGATACACGTCTCCCTAAGATACTCATTCCAATGATCCGCCGTACGTTCCCTGAGTTGATCACCAACGAAATCGTTGGCGTTCAGCCCATGAGCGGTCCAGTAGGTCTCGCTTTTGCCCTCCGTTATAAGTACGAAGCTGATGCTCTAGGTTCCCAGATTAATTCTGGGGATGGCGCACCAGGAGTAAGTGGCCCAACCCAAGGTTGGACCAACGCTTCTGATGGTGCTGAACTAGGCTATCAATACCTCGACACCAGATTCACTGGCGCATCCACCACAGCCCTCACAGGCTTAGGAACTGGAAGCGACTTTGATATTCTTGGTCAAGATCGAGGTGTTGCTGCTGCATTAGCTAGTTTCGAGCTTACATCCAAGATTCCACAGATACTCGTCTCTTTCGAGAAGACGGCTGTTGAAGCTGGGACCCGTAGACTCGCCGCTCGCTGGTCGGTTGAATTAGAGCAGGATCTTAAGAATATGAATGGCATCGATATCGATACCGAACTCACTAACGCTATGTCGTATGAGTTGCAGGCCGAAATTGATCGCGAAATGATTATTCGTATGATCCAAACCGCTCTAAACGCCGGTCTTGGAACAGGCTTCTCAGTCTGGTCCCCACTCTCGGCCGATGGCCGTTGGTTGGTTGAGCGTAATCGTGACTTCTATCAGAGGTTAATCATCGAAGCTAATCGTATTGCAGTTCGTAATCGTCGTGGTGCTGCCAACTTTGTTGTTGCTACACCTCGCGTTTGCGCAATCTTGGAAATGCTCCCTGAATTTCAGTGGGTGCCTGTCCAGGGTAATGTCAATACACAGCCCGTCGGTGTTGCAAAAGTAGGCTCATTGGGTGGCAGGTTTAACGTTTATCGCGATACACGTACAGAAGCGCAAGCTGAAGCAAAGACAGGGAATTTCCCTACCGGTGCAACACGCGACCGGCGCCTTGAGTACGCCCTCCTTGGTTACAAGGGTCCTGAATTTTACGACACTGGTATCATCTATTGTCCGTATATTCCGGTCATGGTTCAGAGAACTATTGGTCCTAATGATTTCTCCCCTCGTGTTGGTCTATTAACCCGTTATGGCGTTGTAGACAACATCTTTGGAGCAAATCTTTACTACCACGTAATTATTCTGAAGAATCTCGGTACTGCGTTTACACCTGGAACTCAAGCGGTTTACTTCTAATTGAAGTACATCGGTTAAGAACAAAGAAAACGTTTCACCTGGTAAGTCCCAGGAAGTTTCAAAAAAAGGGCCTCTTGCGAGGCCCTTTTTTTTATAATATACACTAAAAAACACAATCAAAAGAATAAATAATTTTATGCCATCCACAGTATTTTCTAATCAAGTAGCTAATCCAAATGCAACAGACCCTACGTCTTTAAATCTTTCATTAACATCTAATGGTGTTACCATTGATTCCTTTGGTAACCAGGTTAATTCTATTCTTTTTAATGATACATCAAAAACTCTAACAGGTATTCTTGTAGGATTAACAGTTAATGGCTGCACTATCAGAGTTGATCAAGCTTACAATGATGTTCAATTTGCCGTGTTAAGTGCAAATGGTGCTTCTACTTTGTTCACATGTGTAACAAGCACAGCAGCACAAACAGGTACTTTCAATGGCTTTGACACAGTGGGTCCAGAGAAGATTCGCATGTGGAATCTTAACGGTTAATTACTGACGAACTGTTTTGGTAAAGTACTTGTACTTGTCCCACATGGCACTATTTTGTGCCAGCAGCTCCTGACTACTGGCACGGATAGGATTGATGTCAATACCGCCACGACGCACATACATGCATGCCACCATCAACTCTTCTGGCTTGGTCAAATCATGCAACCGCTTGTATATGGTTTCACATATTTCTTCATGAAAATGGCATTCATCACGGAATGAAACTATGTATTGCAACAAAGAGGTTTGATTGAGTTCACATGGTCCTTTATAATGAATGTAAACATCACCCCAATCTGGTTGGGATGTGACCCTGCAATTGCTCTTTAACAGGGCTGAATGAAATCGTTGCACCTTGTTTGTGTCACTGTGCATCCATCCAAGTAATGCAGGATCTTCTTTATAGCCTCTGGATTTGATGGACGTCACATCAATGTTATTCTCCAGTGTAGGATATGCAGCACTTGGAAACAAGGGTGGATAGTGCATTGCATCATCAACAGCTTTGGTAAGGCGTACATAGACCTGCACATCAGTTTCTAATAGAGTGGATAGATCCTTGGCAATCACCTGTTCCAGTTGCTGCAAAGCACTCACTATGTTGCCACTGTATTTCTCCATGTTGAAAGAATTCATGTACAGCTTGATGGATTTGGACTCCACAATGTATTTGTTGGTTGCAGGATACACAATCTTGGCAATGGCAGCAATGGGCATGCCGTCAGTTGTCAAACAAGACACTTCATAAGCATTCCAAATGTCATACCCCACAAAGGGTGGTGCATCATCAGATATGTGCAGATGCTTGCGATTGTTGGCTCTGGGTTCACGCACCAACAGAGAAGGATCATAGGTGCACTTGTAGCCTGTTATTTTACCCAAATGTTTTGATATGTTACTGTTATCTAATTCCGTATTCATTAAGTTTTATTTTAATTGCTTGCATGCGTTCTTCCACTGTTCCTTTTAAAATAGTTATTTTTCCTTTTAACCGCTCATCCTTAAGCCAGCAATTTTCATATGAATCAATAATTGCATCCCTGAATTCTTTATTTGTACTTCTCTCACCATCATCCTCCAGAGGCACATCATGAGGACTTGGATAAAAGATATGATCATATCTGTGAATATGATTCACATAGTACATGAGACCCAGACTATTTGATACAGGAAAATCTTTTGGCTTATTATAAGCAAAGTAACTCGTATAGATCATGCCATCCATCAGGCAGCGATCATGCAGTGTACCCTCGAACTTGCTCAACTTGTAATTGAACATCAAATTCTCAAATTCTTTATTCAATATTAGAGTTTGAGTCACATCATTTGCTCCTGACTCATTCATATCAACCCCATACTCGCGGCTAATCAATCTTGTGACTTCATCCACATACCATAACTTGGAACCATAGAACAGTTTGCACTCCTTGAGCAGAGTAGTCTTGCCTGAACACTGAGGACCTGTGAAAGTGAATATCATTTGCGTCGCAACAAGGAAGTATACTCTATCTCCAGGTCATACACAAGCTTTTTAAACATTTTTATTTCTTCCTTAAGAATTTTGTTCTCTTGCATGATCATGTCATAATCTTTCTCTAGCTGTTTCACCTTGCCATTCCATGCCCGCCATGCATTCATTAATGACATACAGTTATTTCATAATGCCAAACACTTTAAGTGCAATGAGCATGGATAACCAGAAGCCGGTGAATGATGACAAGGTGCGCAACAGTTCCATCTTATGATTATGAAAATCGAGCAACACTTCAAAATCGCTTCTTAATTTGTTCTGTTTCATTAATTTACGCAATTGTTTTTTTGGAAGCTTGTTAATGTTAATAAGATTCATTCATTTGCCCCATTTGCCATTATACACTATTTCTGCAATAATGCCATACACTGCAGAATCTCTGAATGCATCCATGACTGGCTCATTGGCAGAGTTCATGTCTTTTTTCTTCAAGACCAAATTGATCAATCGCTGTATCTTGTCATTGAGTCGCACCACAACTGCAGATATGGCAGCAAATATGTCCTCTTGTTTGACTAAATCTGAACCCAGAGAAATATTTCCTGGACCGTAATCAAATTGCTTTCTGCAAAACGTTTCATATAGCTCTGCCTGTATCTTGTGAAACTCTTTACACGTTTCCGGGAAATTTTTTTCCACGTACTTGATGGCATCATCCTTATTCACAATCGTACTCCATGAGATACTTTATTTAAATTTAAAGCACCCAGATTGCAACCACCTGCATAACTAATAGCGCTCTGCAAGTCTTGCCTTATCTCTTCCATTTTTTCAAGATATGTGAAGGCATCCGTGTCCATGAGCTTCATTGTACCTTCAATATTCTTTTTTTCAATCTTATTGTGTGCACTGGCTGATCCAAAGTACTGTTTGTAGCGTCTGCCATTTGCATCCTTTACAAGCGGTGCCGGGCTGTCTGAACATGCAGCAAATATGGAACCGCACATCACCATGCTGGCACCTGCCACAAGAGCTTTGGCAATATCACCATTGCAGCGCACACCGCCATCTGCAATGATGGGTATGTCTCTATCCCTGGCGCACTCTATGATGCAACTAAACATGGGGTATGTAAACCCTGTCTTATCTTTGGTTGTGCAGGCATACCCACCACCAACGCCCACCTTCACTGCATCTGCACCTGCACTGTGCAAGTATTCAACACCTGTGAAAGTAGCAACATTACCAGCAATAATTTTTGTATCTGGTAGGCTCTGCTTGATGTGTTTGATCTGATCAGCAACCTTGGAGTGATGACCATGAGCCACATCTATGGTGATAAAATCAACACGAAGATGCCGATTAGCCAATTCAGTAATGATGGTAGCATCCTTGGATTGTGTGCCAACACTAATAGAGATGGTCTTGAGATCACCCATCCAGGCTCTGTTGTTGGCATCTTCAACAAACTTAACGATATCAACATTAAACCGATGCATGATGTAAAAATAATTGTCCTGATCCAGCATTTTGCAAATATCAAAATCAATGCAGCACTTCATGTTGGCTGGTACCACAGGTAGCTTGAACCGCTTGCCACAAAGCATCACATCTGTATCAATTTCAGCTCTGGATTGAATGGAATTAAAATTCGGTTTGAGAAAAATATTCCCATAGTGTAGAGATATGTCCATGTTACTGTTCAAGAATTCTAAACGCAGTAAAGAAACTCTTCCAAAGATCCAGTGCAGTGACACGCAGGGCACCATACACCTCACTTAACGTCTTATTTTTTATATCTATGCCTTGACTCATTAGTATTTCTCCTTCATCCACCCCTGGTGTGACTCTGTGAATAACACAACCAGCCACATCATATCCCTCTGTAAAAGCTCTCTGTTGTGGATTGAACCCCTTCAATGAGGGAAATTTATCAATGAGCCCTGGATGTAAATTATAGATTTCATATTTTTCACATATTTGTTTAGGAATAATTCTCAGATAGCCATGCAGTGTTACAATCGGATTATTATACCTGGATAAAACATTCTCATAATTTACCACACTTGGTTTGGGTGGCAAATGCTGCCAGCAATGCATCATGTTGAGCTTGGTTGCCCTGAAAGTGGTCAACTCAACAAGCTTCTGATTAACGCCATCATTGTCGTGTTTGTTGTGCACAACACAATCAGGATAGACACCAAGTGCATTACTGAGATCATATATCTCAGTGCCCGTTTGCGAGAAAAATGTTACCCAAGGTCTCATCTGCGAATAATCTTCTTAAACATTGTAGTATTATATTTTACAAGATCAAGTTGATCATCAGTGAAGATATGTTCAATCAAGTCGGCTAGCTTTGTTGCAGGCTTGCTCTGCAAGCCATAATCTGCATCATATTTTAACCCATTGATGGCTGCAACAATGGGGTTGCTGGTATCACAACTTACAATGTTGTAGATATTTTTATCCACATAAAATCTAAATTCTTTAGCTAGAGAGCATCCCAGCAGGTGATGTGGTTTGTTCCATTCCCAAATTCCTGACTCAATTAAATCTGTAATAAATCTTTGTCTACCAGAACAAAACCGCTCCAGTTCTGTATTGCCCTCTCCAATGGCTTGATAGTAACTAAAGTCAAAGCTTATTGCAATCATGTCAGCTTCATATGACATGAAACGATAGCAATTCTTTAATTCCTGCCAACATTTGCCTTGCACTGCACCTATGGATTTTGTTAAAAAAGAGCTTTGCAGGTCTTTGGCTTTGTCTCTGAACCCCAGGTAGCTGACCATAGTCTCTTGTGAGTTCTCCAGAACATCTGGTATGATGAACATGTTGGGCTGCAGATCTTTAGCAGCTTCATAAAACATCTGTGGGTCAAAGGACTTGCCAAGTTCAAATATTGAGTTGTCGAGTAGCACTTCTCTGTTGTATACATGTCTGGCAGACTTGAAGTAATTGTAATAATCTGGATAACGTTCAAATAGATGCACTAATGCATAGTCAAAATCATTGTATGACTTGGATGCAGGTAATATGGATAAGGGAGATTCGTGGGATACTTTCATAGCATAATTATATTATACTTGTAAATAATACATATATCAACATGAGATATCCAAAATATCACGGACATTACCTTGGCATGGTAGTACAGAACAATGATCCGGAAAAACGTGGTCGTGTCAAAGTTTTTGTCCCACATATAACTCCAACAGTTTATAAGAAATGGGTAGAAAATAATAAAGATAAAAATTTTAAATTTATTGGAAAAAATTTAACCAATGACATCACAGACATAACAGAGGATCTTAAGAAAATATTACCCTGGGCTGAGATATCATCACCACTTGCAGGCGAAAACAGCAGCGGCAGATACAATGCCTTTAAGAATGTTGGCACAATAAGTGATTCCAGCAGTCTCAGCGGTGCAATAGATAATCCAAACAATAGCAACATAGATGTAGCAAAGATAAATTATTTTAGTCCTAACCTGGATAACATTGGTGAAAAACCTGGTAATTTATTTGATATATCTTATTACAAGCTCAAAGATGCTTTTAGTAATCCCAGCGAAACTAATGCTAATAACGCCAACAAATATAGCTACAATTATACTCCTGAATGCTACAGCAATTGTGCCAAGGGGTCCTTTCCAATTGTAAGTGTTGGTGCCCACGTGTGGGTCTTTTTTAACAACGGTAATCCTCTCAACCCTGTTGTGTTTGGTGCATCGTTTGGCACAGAAGATTGGAAGAGCATTGCCAGCATACCCACCACCAACGCACTGGAGCTTTCGGCATTGAATGCACCTGGTGTAGATTACCCAGGCACATATGAAAATAAGCCTTTACCCAATGCACAAGAGTATGACTACAATGTTGACATCTATAGAAACAAATATGTGATCAATCAAAAAGGTGGCACCATATCTTTCATCAATACAGACAATAGAGAGGTGTTAAAAATGACTCATTACTCTGGGTCGTTCAAGGAATTTAATAACTTTGCCAACATTGAATTGGCCACTAATAATGATCAAAAATTAGTTTTGAATGATCAATTTTTAACAGTTAAAGGCACCCGCAATGAATTTACACAGTTTGATTATGATTGCATCACACGTGGTGACAACTATAAAAAAATAGGAAATTTAAATAGAGATTTAAATTTGCAATGGAGAGAGATAGCAAGAGAAATTGCAAATGTAAAACAATTGTTTGATATACAAAGAGCAGACAAGTACACCTCGCAGAGTGGTATGTTATTAACATCACCCTTTCAATCCCGGGGAGGTGGCACACCAGGCAATTGCCCTGTATGCAACCAAGCAGTCAGTCAATACTTCACAGTTAACAATTCATATAATGAAAACTTTTCAACTGTGTTATTTCCTTCTCTAGCTGATAGCAGTGGTGATTTTATTTTTGGCAAATCAATTACTCCTGATGGCATTGTGAGTAGCATTGATTTTCCAGGCAACATGGGCACCCCTCAATATGTTTCTCCCATTGACAATTTGGTTGGATCAGCTGATGGTTCTACAGGCAGCAACAGACCAGGACAAATATTTGGTATATCTTGCCCTGCATGTGGTGGCACTGGACAGAGTCCCAGCTCACAAGGTGGCACATGGCCCAGAGACCAAAGAAAAGCAACTTTAAATATTTTAATTAAGAGCAAGTTGAAGGATCTGCTGGAGATTGAGAAACAGCTTGGTGCTGGTGGCAGCGAGATAGTAGAAATAACAAAACATAAAGTGGAGACCATTGGCACAGTGATGAATGACTTTGGTTCCATCAGAGTGGACATGAAGGGCAAGATGTATGTTTCAGATGTGCAAGTAGCAAAATATGGCGCATTCTATAACAGAACACCATCACCGTTGGTTGAGCTGGTGCATGTGGATGACCTGCCAGGAGGCAATTATACTATGAACGTTTGCAACAGATACAATGTGATGGTGGGTGCCGGTGGGTTGAATCTCAAGTCCTATGGACCTGTTAATATCAGCGGATCCTTAACAAATGTGGCAGGTGCACAGGTGAACATTTCAAGTGAGCTGGAAACAAACATTGATGGAGGCAAGAGACTCTCCCTGGTAGGTGACATTGTTAGTATCAGACAGCGCAACAAAGAACAGGTAGTAATAGAAGGCTCACTGGGTGTAACAAACAATTTAATTGTTGCTGGTGGCCTGCACGTTGAGGGTGAATTCACAGCCAATCATATCACCATGCCCACAGAAGTGCAGGCCACAGAACAAACACATTCCTTTGCAGCTGCAGCTACTGATGAGAGTAACATGAACGGTAAGATCATAGGGTTTGGTGTGCCAATGTCAAACTTTGCATCAGTAAAAAACCCCAAGGACAGATCTTATCAAGAAGGCAGTCCCAACACCACTGGTGCTCCTTATCTAGGCTTTACAGATTATAATGAGAAATGCGGTAGATTGAAGAAAGATGAAGTTATAGGCTACATAACTGGCACAATAGGCTGGATACCTCATCCAATTACACCAAATGCGTTCATACCAGTAACAGCAGGAACTTTGCCTGGTACCCTGGGGTTTGTTGAAGTAAGAGCTGCAAACATTGTTACTGCTGCAGGTGGCACCAGTGATGTACCTGTATTTGGTTCAGGCCCAGGAAGCGCTCTCAATGTTAAGGGATGTGTCAAGGGAGCCGATACCGGCAGTGGTGGTGTTGATGCCATGCAGATGCCCATAGTTGTATATGGCACAGGCAGAGACAGAGACAGCATATATGTTGAGAAACATTCCCACATGTTCAAGGGATTGCCTTCATCTTTGACTGAAACCAATTCAAAGACAAGAGAAAAAATTTCTGGCAAACTATCACCAGTTAATGCCGAACCAGTATCAAACTACAAGAAGTAACCGGTTAATTTTTATTATCTTTTATCCAGTCGCTTCTGTGATTAGTAACCCAGTCCATCAACGCTCGCTCAAACCCCACATCAGATCCTTGTTTCTCTGACATGCACCATTTGTTTTTCAATATCTCCTCACGCTCTTCACTGAAGCGTTTGTAAAGAGCGGTACTATCTACTGTAAGATGTGCCGATGACAATGAAGCCATCATGTGTATATTTAATTTATTCTTGAAGTTTCTTCTTGAGACCATCAAAAATAGTTTGATTTGTTTCAATGGCTTGTGGCTTGAGCACATCCAATATCTTGCACACCACATCTATGTGAAGCATTTTTATGTAATCCATATGCACTGTGCCAAATGTGGATAGAAACCTATCTGCAATAAAATATAATATTGCATGCTCATCTTCTGTTAGACTATCTATGGTGCTTTGATATATCATAGCTCCACATCAGCAAAAACATTTTCAGAAATACTTGTGTCGCGAGCGCCAATCTTATATGCACCTATTTCTGTTTCTTGTGGAGCCACCTGCACCTTGCTGCTATCCAAATAACTGTTGAGCCAACCAGAGATAGGATTTTCCTTTTGATTAAAAATCTTCTTATAACCAAGCGACCGCAATCTGGTATCACAAAGCCATTTGGAGTATCCACCAAGAACATCTGCATTGAGACCTAGCAAGCTGCCTTTGCTGAACAAGTATTGTGCCCACTCCATTTCACTCTTAGCAGCATTTTCATAAACTTCATAAATTCTGTCTTCACTCTTTTTTACAACAGATGTGAAACCTTCCTTGTCTTCTTCTTTTAATATCCTTATAAGATTTTGTGTTGTTGCAAAATGCAGTGCTTCATCTCTTTGAATAAATTTTATAATCTTGGCATTACCCTCCATCTTGCCTCTGTAACCAAAATAAAATGAACAAGCGAAGCTCACATAAAACACAAGGCCTTCCATGCAATTGATGGCAAGAATACAATTGAAAATGCTCTCTTTGGAGTTTCTATCTTTACTGGAGTTAAGAATTTTATCAAAATTTTCACGTATGAGTGATGCGCGATTTACAATCTCTTTATCTTCCATGATGCTGTCAAAGAAAGCTGATGCATCTGGATGAACATTGTTGAGCAGATAGGAGTAGCTGTAGCTATGAATGCCTTCAAATCTCTGCCATGTGTTCATGCATATTTCCAATTCAGGGTTTGATACATGATCTTTTAGAGAATGGATTGATCTGGACAGCATGCTGTCTCCCAAAGTTTGAAATTTTAGATTAGTATCAAAAACAAAACGCTCCTCTTTTGTTAATTCCTTATAATCACCACGATCCTTTTGCAGACTTATTTCATGAGGCCACCAGAAGAACTCTTCCTGCTTTTTAAACAGTTCAAAGAATACAGGGTACTTGAATTTGTCGTAACGCTGTAAATTGAGATCTTCACCAAAAAACAATGGTTGTTTGGTATAATCTACATTCCTTAAATTGAGTACACTCTTCATGACAATCTATTATATACTTATAGTTTGCAAGCTCCACTTGCACAATCTGATTCTTTGTTCATGGACTGCTCTCTGTCACCATCATCTGTGTTGTTGTAATACAAGGAAATAAGCCCTATGCTGTATGCATACATGATCTCCTTCATGACCTTGCTATCAGGCAACACGTTATTGGCATAATGCGCATAATTGTAATATATGTTGGTTGAAATTGCCATGTCCAAGTACTTCTGGATGACAGCATTTATGTTGATGATATCTGTGTTATTCTCAAAAGAGAAAGCAAGTTGGTAGTAAGATTCAAATTTGCCTATGCCTGGCACCAACACAGGCAGCTTGCCCATCTTAGAGGCTTTGTATGTTATCAATGATCTGACTGGTTCAATGCCATTAGTAGAGCACTGAATGACAGAACTAGATTCACAAGGCATAACACATGACAGAGTCGAATGTCTCAATCCATGCTCTTTGATCTCTTTTCTCAATGCTTCCCAATCCAGGGAAAGCTTTCTTTTAACAATGTCATCAACTTTTTTCTTGTATGTGTCTATGGGCAATATGCCCTGAGCATATTTTGTATTATTGAACTTCTCGCAACGACCTTTTTCTTTGGAGAGAGTCAAACTGGATTTGAGTAGATAGTATTGAAAATGTTCCATCCATTCATCAACAAGAGATAAAGCTGACTTGTCAGAATATTTCTTTTCATTTCTGGCTAAAAATGCAGCGAAATTAGTAATGCCTATTCCTAAGCTTCTGCGTTTTTTGGTAAAATTAGCTGCAGCTTTATTGAAATACGTTTGAACATCAATAATTTCCTCCAAGAATCTAACAACCAAGTCACATGTCTTCTCAAGATCCTTCCAATCTTTGATCTCCAGCATGTTGATGGCAGACAAGATGCACATGCCTATTTCAGCTTCAGGATCATTATAATCATTGAGAGGTATGGTGGGGTGAATAACTTCTGTGCACAAGTTGCTCATGGTCACCTTGTCTGACCATGCACCATGTTCATTTGCTGTATCCACATTAAGAATATAAATTCTACCTGTCTCAACACGTTCTTTGACTATCAATCCAAACAATTTTCGTGCTGATATTTTTTTCTTTAGCTTTATTTTTTTGCTCTCTTCATGCTCTCTATACACCTTGTCAAACTTGGGTGTGCCCCAAGCTTCCCATAGTTCAGGCACTTCATGAGGAGAGAACAGAGTGATCTGTTCATCCTTCAATACTCTGTCATAAAACATCTTGGACATGCCCACTGTATAATCAAGTTTTCTCACTCTATTATCATCAGTCCCTGCGTTGTTCTTGAGAACAACAATATCCTCTATCTCATAATGCCACCACTGAATGTTAGTAGTGGCTGAACCACCCCTCAATCCATTCTGCTGCCATGCTTTGACTGAGGCTTCAAAAATCTTTAAAAACGGAATAACACCTGTGTGCACAACTTCACCATTGTTGACTGGTGCACCAATGGCTCTTATCTTGGAGACATCAATGCCAATTCCACATCTACTGGCAGTGGCAATGGAGACAGCTGTGCCAGATGCTGTGATTGATTCTTTGTTGTCCTCCACACCTATCAAGCAGCAGCTTGCATAACTTTTCGAATTGGTACGCACACCTGCCATGATGGGGGTGGGCAAGTTAATCTTGTGCCTGGATATGGCATTATAAAATCTTTGCACATATTCCAGTCTTGTTTCTTTGGGGTAATTTATAAAAGCATATGCAGCAATGAGAATATAAGCAAACTGGGGTGTTTCATAAATTACATCTGTGACCCGGTTCTTAACCAGATACTTGTCACACAGCTGCTTGATACCAGCATATGTAAACAGAAAGTCGCGGTCATGATCAATAAATTCGCCAATCTTGTTTATTTCATCTTTTGTGTATCTCTCTAAAATTGCCTTGTCATAAATTTCTTTTCTTAGCCCAGTATAGATCACGTCAATTAGTCTTGGTGCATGCTTGCCACCCCACACATCTTTTCGTAACTGATAATTAAGAAGTCGACCAGCCACAAATTGATAATTTGGCTTTTCAAGAGAAATTAAGTTTGCAGCTGATTCAATTAATACTTGATGAATGTCACATGTGGAGATGTTTTCAACAATGTTCAGTTTGGCATTGATCTCCACTTCAGATAAACTAACACCAGATATGCCTTCTGTGGCCCACAGAATGACCTTATTAATTTTTTCAATATTAAATTTTTCTAATACACCATCTCTTTTTTTGACATAGGTTTGTGAACTCATGAGTATTTTTACTTAGTACAATAACGCAACATACAGAAAGTATTTATTTGTTTTTATCGTTGCTGTAGTTAGTTAGTGCTGATTTAATAAATTTTTTTGTTGTTGTATTTTGTATATTTTTATTGCTCAAAACATAAATAGAAAAATATCCATACGATTGAAAGCCACTTTCAGTATTGAGAACCTTTGAATAAAGATCATCCATGTTTATTTTTGAATCAGTCAAATTGTTCAAATATTCACCATTGATTGGATAGATGCCCCGGTTTAAAAAAGCATAACAATCATCACACTTCAGGTTGTATTTGGTCAGAAGGTTATCATAAAAATTCTTAGTTAACTTGATGCTATGGTCTGTGCCCAGGTCATCCAATTGCTTCAACAGGGGTAAGTATTTATTTTTAAATGCAATCCTTATGCCTTTAAAAAATTTAGGCTCCAACGGCTCATTGGGAACAAAATGAATGACACTAATTGGATTGAAGTTTTTATTTATGACCAGTCTTTTTTGATCATACAGATTTTTAATCTGAAATCCCAGCATGCACAAGGGGTAATCTGTATCAGAGAGATAAGAGAACTCTTCTACATCGAGCGGTTGCTCACAGAGATTCACATCTAATAATGCCATAGGCGTATTATATGAACAAATATTTGTAGATCAACACTATTAATGAACTCGCTTCAAAAAATCTGTGATTAGAACCACCAAAAACGATGTTATGGAAGCAAGTACTGCTGTGGTCAGAGCAATTCTAAAATTCCACATGTTAGTTGACTCTGATCTTTTGCGACCAAATTCACTTGTTATTTGCACTGTAATGCTGTTGAATTTTTCTGTTACCACATCTGTAATATTTTTAAACTTGAGCTCTATCTCTCTCTCCAATCCATCGATCTTCTCATCCACATGCTGCAAGCATGTTTCCACATGTTCTGAGTGCGCTTTAAGTTTGCCAGTGAGCTCTGATAATTGTGTTGTAATTGCTGGTTTGCCGTTGCCCTGAAAAACAACCTTGTAAACCTCTTTTACCTCATCCTGAAGCTTTTTTACATTTAATATGGGGCTGTTTTTCTTCATATTACTTGATTTGAAATGAGTAAGACAATATGCCTTTGGGCAGGCTGTACACTTTGCCTCTCACATTGCCATTGGCTTCCTTGGTGACAATTGTCATTCTGTCTTGTGTAACTATGGGGCCATTGATGATCTCTGCAGTGCCCAGATTGAGACTGTAGGTCTTGATGCCCTTCATGACATCAAATACATTTATTGTATTTTTACCTGCAAGTACTGCAGAATATAACTTGTTCACAATAAGTACTTATTGTTGTTAAATCACTAATTTTAATAAATATATAAAATATGGCCGACATAGTATCAAAAATCTTAGTCCGACAAGGAACAGATGTTCAAAGAAGAACAGCTAATTCTGGTGGTATCATATTCAGTTCTGGTGAGCCTGCATACTGCACAGATACAAGGAGATTGTTTATTGGTGACGGGACTACTAAAGGCGGCACTGTAGTGGGCAGCAGAAACTTGGGCATAGTCAGTGCATTATTTGGATCATCGACAAACGGGTTCACTAGTGAAGCTATTGCACTGTTCAATGCACAGGGTGCATCAGTTGGTGACTTTTTGTATGACAAAGCCACAAGAAACATATATTCACTTTCTGCTGTGACAGCTTTTCCTCCTCTATCCACCAATCTGGCAAAGTATGATTCTGTGGTTGTCATCAACACAGATCAATTCCAATTGATCAACAACTCAGTATTGACAATAAAGAGTGGTGGTGTAAGAAAGGAACAGCTGTTTTTTGATGTGGTTGATGGTGTATCACTAGAAAAAACAGCATTCAATCAGCCCATCCGCATCAAGACAGGCGGGGTGCAAAATTATCATTTTTCCAACCCCCCTGCTTTCACTGTGAAGGGTAATAGCCAGAGTACTGATGCAGCATTGAATGACATCTTTGTATATGAGAATCATTTGGTAGGTAGGACATCACTATCAACTTTAACATCCATTCCATTCTCCACAGTGGTGGGTGGTGGCTTGAACAGTGACAATGGTGTAGATATTAATGGCAATTCTGTTTCTCTGGATTTAACCTATTTTAGAATTACTCCTGACCCGATCAGAAGACTTACTTTTGTTTCTGCTACTTCTGCTCACAGTGATTTCAGTATAAATGGCACTACAACTACAAAAGCAATTACCATCAATGGCAACACAACCATGAACACTGGTGCTCTTGTGAACAATGGTACAACAAATCTCATTGGTGCTGCAAATGCAGGAGTGCTTCGAGTCAACACAAATCTGGTTGTGTCAACAATTTTAGCGGACAACATGGTCACCATAAAAGCACCTGCACGCGTGGAGGGCAACCTTGAGGTGAATAGCACATCCACAAACTCAATCACTGGCAACATTAATGTGACAGGAGGCATAAGTACCACTGCAAACAGCAGTGTCGGTGGCACACTCACTGTGACAGGAGATGTTGTAGCATTCTATACTTCCTCAGATCTCAGATTAAAAGAAGATTTGAATGTATTGCAAGACCCTCTGGATAAAATCGGCAGTCTTGTTGGATACGAATTCACATTCAACTCCAATTCTCCTGCACATTTAAAAGGCAAGAAAAATTATGGGCTCATTGCACAAGATGTGGAGCGAGTGCTGCCTCTGTCTGTTGAACACAGAGCAGATGGCTATATGGGTGTAAATTATGAATCTGTCATACCATTGCTTGTGGAGTCTATCAAGGCACTGCAAACCAAAGTGAATAATCTACAGGATGAAATACGAAAAACTAGTTAAGTCTTTACTGGAAGATTTTAATGTATTTCCTGGCACTCAGACAGCTGTAAATTCAGGACCAGACATGGGAATGACATCTGGTGATATACAGAACACATTTCCAAGTAAAATGAGCACAGTAAAAATTAAATTACCAAAAAAGAAGATTAAGAAGTCAAAAAAAGATTAATTACACTCTTCACACGCTTGCCCACCTGGGTTGCCCATTTGCTGTTTTGCAATTCTTTTGCTGCAGCTTTATAATCTTTGGCAAGGATAAAATCTTTTGTTTTAATAAATTTGCTTAATCTGGCATATCCCATGTTGAAAGAAAGATCCAGCACTGCCAGCTTCATGTTCTTGGGCAGCGAATCAAAATTGGGCAACCATTGCTTTGCATCTTTGTATGCAATGTTAATTGTAATTTTAAATATCTCTCTTATCTGGTCGTCTGTGAGGTCAATGACACCTGCCTTGGCATCATTATAATTAACACCCACCTGCTGCAGAATATTCTTTGCATCAGGTCTCATCAAGTTCAATCCAATGCCTATGGTGGGTATGCCCAAACTATCTTTGTACACATGTGGCTTATAGCCTTCATGTTCTTTGACAAAATTGAAGATGTCGTCAAAAGTGAGCTTGGTATCTGTTGCCCTTTGCATTATGGCAGGTGGTGGCAGTGGAGGTGCATCTGCAACTGCTTCCATGAGTTCTTCAACAAGCTTATTAAATTTCACCTAATTATTTAATTTAAAACAGCCACCTTTACAATTTTAGGATTATTATTTGCAAAGATCAATGCATCTCTTTTGTTGGTAAAAAACACATCAATCACAGGTAGCTTGCCACAGGATGCTGTCCTCTGTTTAACTGCAGTACCTGTGTCAACAGCCCTGACCAAGCCTATGTTGGGTATGATCACATCTGACTTGTAAGGTATGATTCTGGGGTCTACGGCTATGGAATCACCTTGTTTGAGAGTATAACCAGTGGAGCTCCTGAGTCTGCTACTGTCACTGTCAGTGTCTCCACCTTTGGCCCAATACACTGTGAGACGCACAGTCAGTACTCTGTAGTTGTTTGTTTTAGGAATCAAATTGTCCATGTACTGTATACCATCATTCTTGATGGTAATATTTTTTGCCACTTCTTTCTCTCTGCTAAATGTCAACCCGTTAAGATCTTTCTTCAGTTCGTTCAATCCAATCCTAGTCTTCTCTTTGAATGATGTGATGCTAATGGGGGTAGCTATGAAAAGCACCATCAACATTAATATTAGCTTGTTTGTTTTTGTTTTTGTTATCATAAAAAGTGCCAAATATGGCAGAGCATTTAACCGGTAACTTAAATGTTTATTATTTATCCAGTTTAACTGATTCCCAGGGAAAGTCAAGCCAGATGTTATCATCAAAACGTTTTATGTAAAAATTTGGAACATAACTTGTGGACTCTTTTATGTACAATGTGGCAAATTTGTAATGTGTAAATTGTTGCAATTCAAAGAAACTATTTAGCTCCATTATAGTTTTGCCTTTATCGGACAAGTCATCAATTATAATGACTCTTTTGTCACGGTATTTTGTGACAAATTTAATGCCCAGTGTTTGATCAAACGCTATCTCTCCTGGCACATTGTCATCTGTGTAGCTTCTTATGCCAAAATTATATATGGGCACATTTAATATGTGTGAAATGATCACACTGGGCACCAGTCCACCTCGACCTGCAGAAACAATGACATCACAGGAATCTATTTTATCTGCCAACAATTTGCAATCCCGGGTGATGTCTTGCCAGGCCAATGTGGTTCGCATCAAACGATTGTATTATAGTTTATCAATAATGCTAGTTACATCTTCAAGTGTTTTCTTCAAAGATGGTGCAATAAAAAGATAGTCTTCCTTTAATCCTCTGGCAGCCTTGTTGGCAAGATTGGATAAATCAGTAGAAATCTTCTTCTGCATGGAACTGACTTCTTCATTCTCACTTCTGGCTTGGGGATATTCCTTGGGTGCATACAAATATGAGTCAGTGTTGCGCTCAGTGTTGTTGATGCCCAGGCTTGCATAGGACTCTATTATAGCTTTTGTATCTCTGTTCACTTAAATATTTATGTGAGTGGCAATGAAAAAAAGCTTAAAGCTGCTCAATTAATAATTAAACACGCTGATCTGTACAAAATATGTGAATGTTGTGAGTCCATAATTTTATTTTCAGACATATTCTGTCCACTTTGCGAGGGTTACAGATTCAATGACAGTCTGCAAGACATAGAAAAGTTGGCTCTTGTGTTGGCAAAAAAAGATAAAACAGACATCCTACCTCGCAACGTTATCTAGAGGCATGCATTGATTCAAATATTTGGAAAGCAGAATAACTTTTTTCATTATTTCTTCTTTTCTGTATGGCTTCTTCTCTTTCTTGGCTTGCATGTACAGGTCAAGAATTTGATCGGCAGTAATTTTCTTTCCACTTGTCATGTTAATACTTATTTTATTAGTAGTTGCTTTTCTTGCATGCCTCAATAAAAATATGTATGTCAAACATCAATCCACTCACCCTTCAAGAACATGTTGCAACCTTTACTGCCGAATACGAGAAGTTTTCTGGCGGTAATAATGCTGCAGGAACACGCACACGCAAAGCACTTCAGGAAGTGATTAAATTTGCCCGTGAAGCCCGCAAGAGTGTTCAAGAAGAAAAAAATAATCGCAAAGCTGCTAAGAAATAATTCTCTTATTGCTTTAATCCCAGCTGTCGCTTCCGTTCATTTCTGTGAACGGAGGTGATAGTTTGGATCACTTCTGATGCACGTGTGAATGAGTCGACTGTCTTGTAGATGGCATCAACAATTTCGTAGGCAGCATGTATGGCCTTGCGTTCACTGTTGATATCTTCCAAGGAAATCTTCTGTTCTTTCTTTTCCTTGTGTTCTTCATTTTCAGTTGCAGGTGGTCTTGTGGGTGCAGTGTTCAATGGTTTGGATTGTGTTACAACAGGCACTGCAGGCACACCTGGGCTGGTGTATGCTTCAAATATGAGATGACAATCATTGTTCACTGTTAGTATTTATGTTATCTAATGAATAAATACCATATATGGCAGACGTGGCAATATCTGAATTACACACTTGGATGCTGTAGCCTGGTCTTACTTTAACTTCATGTTCTGGTGTTAGGCTGTTAATTATATCACTTGCGAGATCTGCCAGCATCTGCGCGTTGCTTGCGAGCATTTACAAACTGTAGCGCTCATGCATACCATTGTAGCATGTGGTTATTTGTTATCAAATGCTTTCTGCACAAACAATGCACTCTGACGCTCCAACACCTTCTGCACATATTGACATTGCGATTGGCCTCCTAATTTATCAATTATGTCTGCACACTCTTTCAGGGAAAGCTTGTTAACTTTCTTAATCTTCTTTTTTTCGGCCATGTTATTATTTAATTGTTGCATTATGATAATATATAAATAAATAGTTCAGTGAAAATCATTCTAGAAACTAACATAAAGAAGAACGACAAAACCAGCGATTCATTATCAGTTGCATTGGAATCTGATGAAATAGTGAAGATTGCCAACAGCAAAGGTATTCAAGCTGCAAACAATGCCATTGACAAGTTTGTGCAGAAGTACACTACTGATCTCAAGGGCAAGCTGGCCAGCGTTCTTAAGAGCTAATTCTTTTTAAAATAGTTGCACACAAATCCGCGTGTGTAAAGCCATAAATAATACATATGGCAGATGTGACGATATCCAATTTACCGACAGGTGCACCGGCCGGAAATGCATTGTTGCCATACAGTCAAGGTGGCAATACACTCAGTGTACCTGTATCTGCTTTGTTTCAGAATGCAGGCAATATAGGTATTGGGACAGCAATTCCTGTTATAAAGCAGGAAATTGTTGCCAGTGGATCAGGTATTGTAAGAACACTAGCTTTAACAAATTATAATAATGAACCTGATGTAGGCTCAGTATTAGAATTTAGAAATTCTATCCTTAACAATGTAACCTGGCTAGGTGCAAACATTCAATCTGTTCGTATAGGAGCAACTGCCGGACACGCATTAGTTTTTAATACAAAAAGAGATGGTCAAACTTTTGAGGTAACAACAGAGGCTATGCGTATATCACAGGGCAATGTGGGCATAGGTACTGCAACACCTACATCTAAGCTTCATATAAGTGGAGATGCCAGAGTTACCGGTGATTTAAAAGTTGACAGCGGCTACATTGACACCTCAGGAACAACTGTGTCTCTGGCCAACAATGCATACATAGATTTTCCTCTGGCCTCTGGCTTGCTCATTGTCAATTGCATGACTATAGATGGATCAGTTTCTGCCTACTTGGTTGGAGGCACTGGTGTGGTACGTCTGGGCACATCCATTGGCAATCCACCAGGCACTGTCACCTTTGTGAATGCCGACCCTCCCTTCTATCGCTTCACCAACACATTTGGAGTCACACAAAGTTTTAGTTTCTGTTTCATAAAGACGCGGTCATATGCATAATTTTGTTATTTTATCAGGCGGGGGCATACTTTATTGAGCGCAGCGAATAGGCACTGCTGAGAACATAAATAAGTGATATGGCAGATGTAACCATCTCTGATCTAATTGCACAAGCACCCACAACAAATGATGTGTTTCCTTTTAG